GTAGATTTTTTGTATAAAAATAATATAACTTATGATAATGGTTTACTAGGCACCTGGTCTGACCAGCAAGTTCCAAATACTTTTTCTTGTTATGCAGATCCTGCGATGGAGACTTTGATGATGAAGGTGCTACCAAAAATGCAACAAGAGACAGGGCTTCGATTAATACCAACATACTCTTATGCAAGGTTATATAAGAAAGGAGATATATTAAAGCGTCATAAAGATAGACCTAGTTGTGAGATATCGACTACCATTCATTTAGGAGGCAGTCGGTGGCCTATATTTATAGATGGTACAGGAGCGGATACAGTAATAGATGAATATAAAAATATACATAAACCTAATGCTCCAGAAGGTACTAAAGTCTTACTTGAAGTAGGAGATATGTTAGTGTACAGTGGATGTAAACTAGAGCATTGGAGAGAACCGCTTGAAGGAGATGTCTGTGGACAAGTTTTCCTTCATTACAACCATGTGAATGGTCCTTTTGCTGAAAAGAATAGGTTCGACAAAAGGCCAATGTTAGGTATTCCCAAATTAGGGAATTAATAATATAATGGTTCTTTATGTTACAAAAAATAAGAATTCAACCAGGCTTTAATAAACAAGTTACAGCAACCGGAGGCGAAGGCCAGTGGATAGGTGGTGACTATGTACGTTTTAGATATGGTACTCCTGAAAAAGTAGGTGGTTGGGCTCAATTAGGAGACAGTACTCTTACAGGAAGAAATACAGCGCTTCATCATTTCGTCAATGCTAGTGGTATTAAATACGCAGCCATTGGTACAAATAGATTTTTATATGTATATTCTGGAGGAGCATTTTATGACATTACTCCTATTAAAGCTACAACAACATTAACTAACGCTTTTACAACAACACAAAGTGATGCAACGGTTACACTTACTTTTGCATCTGATCATAATATTTCTAAGTATGATATTATTCGTTTAGATAATTTTACTGCTATTACTGATTCTGATTTTAGTTCTAGTGATTTTGACGATACAAATTTTATGGTAACAACAGTTCCAACTGCTACGACACTTACTATTGAAATGGGATCTGTTGAATCCGGATCAGGAGCAAGTACTTCTGGTGGAATAAGAGTTCAACATTTTTATTCCATAGGACCTGCGGTTGAAGAATCAGCTGCTGGCTGGGGACTAGGTTTATGGGGTGGTACTGTTGCTGGAGAAATTACAGATACATTAGACGGTGCATTAACTTCAGGTTCATCTAGTATTGTTCTAGATAATTCTGTATCAATGCCTGCTTCAGGAACGGTTTTAATAGACAGCGAGCGAATTGCTTATACAACGAACACTACTGGAACAGGAACTTTATCCGGATTAACAAGAGGATCAGATAACACAACTGCTGCATCACATAGTGATGGAGCAACAGTTACCGATGCATCTGACTACACCAAGTGGGGTGCATCGCAAACTGGAGATATTGTAACGGCTCCTGGTCTATGGTCCCTGGACAATTTTGGAAATAAACTTATTGCAACTATCTTTGATGGTGCAACTTTTGAATGGGATTCGGATGCAACGGGAGCAACGTCCACTAGAGCAACAATCGTTGCCAATGCACCAACAGCAGCGATACAAACATTAGTATCTACACCCGATAGACACTTAGTATTTATTGGAACAGAGACAACCATTGGTACAACTAGTACACAGGATGATATGTATATACGTTGGTCGGATCAAGAATCAATTAATGCATCAACTTCATACACGCCTTCAGCAACCAATACCGCTGGTACACAAAGACTGGCCGACGGAACACGGATCGTTGCAGCGATTAGAGGTAGAGATGCAATTTACGTTTGGACCGATACGTCTTTATTTATTATGAGATTTGTTGGTGCGCCTTTCGTATTTTCATTTCAACAAGTTGGAACGAACTGTGGATTGATTGGAAAGAATGCAGCTGTCGAAGTAGATGGTTCTGCATACTGGATGTCAGAGAACGGTTTCTTTAGATATACTGGTAAACTAGAATCTTTAGCATGTTTGGTTGAAGACTATGTTTATGATGATATTAATACAGTTCCTAGACAACATATTTATGCAGGATTGAATAACTTATTTGGTGAAGTCACATGGTTTTATCCAGGAAGTGGCGCTGCATCTAATAATAGATCTGTAACTTATAATTATATGGATTCAACACCAGAACGACCTGTATGGACTACGAGCACATTGGCAAGATCAACATGGTCTGATTCACATATATTTGGAAAACCACATGCAACAGAATATGATTCAAGTGCAACTAGTGATACAACCGTTGGTAACACGGATGGTGTTACAATTTACTATGAACACGAAACAGGACAAGATCAAATTAAAGCAGGAGCAAGAACTGGTATTTCAGCAAGTATTGAATCTGGTGATTTTGACATATCAGCAACACAGGGTGGTGGAGCAGATCTTAGAGGAGATGGTGAGTACATGATGAAAATTAGAAGAGTGCTTCCAGACTTTTTACAACAAACTGGTGATGCAAGAGTGACATTAAACTTAAAAAATTATCCAACAGATTCACAAGCTAGTTCTTCACTAGGTCCTTTTACAACTACAACAAGCACAGATAAAATAGACACACGTGCAAGAGCAAGAGCTATATCTTTAAAGGTTGACAATACCAGTACTAAACAACACTGGAAACTTGGTACTTTTAGATTAGATATACAAGCGGATGGAAGAAGATAATGATAGATAAAAGTACAAAACAACATTATGAAATACAGGGTAAAGTTAAAAATTATCTTGGCAAACAGAAAATGGTTAAGGCCCCTTTATATTGGCGATCAGGAGCAAAACATCCCAAAACAGAATTAGCTTACATTACAAAAAAAGAAAAAGATTTACTTATTAAAAAAGATTTACACAAATCCTTAAAAGGTGAACAGAGGACCTTCTGGTATCATTAGTTTAAATGGATGGGGAGATAAAGGAGATTTCGGTGGATCTAGCGGCGGAGGCGGCAACGGAAGTACAAACAGAGAAAGAGGTATTCAACAATCTTACTCGGCACCTGCACCAACACGATCACCACAAGCGTCTCAAGCTAGAGAAGAAAAGGCTAAAGCGGATAAAGCAAGAGATGAAGAGAGAGCTAATGTTAGAGAACAAGCAAGAACAAAAATAACGGCACCAAAAGCACTAAAGTCAACTATTACAGATAGAACAGTTACCAGTTTTAAAGGACCTATGGATTTAAAAGTAAAAACTCCACCAGAGGATGCAAGAGAAAAACGTATTTCTGAACAATACAAGGGTATTCGTGAAGTGGGGGGTGATGCTGAAGTTGCGACAAAAATTGCTTTGGAAGATGAAAAATTTACAGAGGAAGAATTAAAAAAAGGTATTACTGATGATGGTCGAATAATAGAATATATTGGAGACAAAGCTGTTACCAACAAAAAAGCTAAAGAATTTAGTTTAGGTTTAAAAGAAAGGGATATTAAAACTGGTGAAATTCAAAGAGGAAGAAATATAATTCATCCCATTACACAGCAAATTCAAAGTAAATTTGCACCCATTGATACACCTAAAAAAGGTATTTTAGGAACGTTAGGAAATATAGCTTTAGGCGTCCTTGCTCCTGCGCTTCTTCCAGCTAAACTTGCTAAAACGTGGTCAACATATAATCAACTTAAGGGTATGTCTAAAGTTGCTAGTAAATTCACAGGAAAAGATATTGTTGGAGATTTAACAAAGAATCTTAAAAGTAATGTAACAACAGATCTTTTATCAGGAAAAAAATATACACCAAAAGATGTTACACCAACAGATTTTAGAGATGATAGATTTAGACGAGGAGATGATAGACAAGTTATAACGGAACCACCTAAGGATGTAATAACTGAAAGTATTCAAAAATTTACACCAGAACACCTTAATCTTTTACATAAAAGATATGCCGAATTAAACAAAGTAATAGAATCAGGCGAATACATGGGACAAAAATTAAATAATAATCAATTAGTTAAACTTATAGACGCTAGTCAACAACTTAAAGCATTTTTAGTAGATCCACAAAAAATGATGATGATGGCAAGAGGTGGATTAGCGGGGTTACATGGCTAGAATTGTACAATCATTAACACAACCACTAGAGAAATACGATCAACAGATACAACAATCATTTGTTAGAGACGTAGATAGTATAGTACAAAAATTAAACACATCC